CCCGTTTTCCAGCGCCGTCGTCCGGCTCCCGATGCTGGACAACGTATCGCCCTGCTGGGTGACTTTCGTGGTCAGGGTATCCACTGCTGACGCGGTGGCATCGGCGGTTTTCTGTGCGCGGTTCGCTGCGGTAACGTTGCGCAGATGCCAGTCTGCTGCATACCAGACCGTACCAAAGGGTGAACTCTGGTTAACCTGCAGGAAGGGGCGCAGGAAATTCGTGTCGGACGGCACCGTAAAACGCCATGTTGCACGCTTCCAGGCCGCCGTGGTTTTCGTGTTACCGCCAGAAAGTCTCGCTTTAACCCCTTCCGTCGCTGAGGTGCCGCTGGCGATATAGAGATTAAAATCGGCCTGACCGGCGCCGCAGGCTACCAGAGCCGACATCTCGAAGACATCACCCGGTGTGACAGCAATGTTGTTTATTTTTGGGACATGATCGCGGCCTGCCAGACGAACCACGTACGCAAACGGGCAATCCCCGGGCACGCCAGCAGCGCCGGATGATACGACGTCATACCCCATGCGGTCGTAAGAAGGATCAAATGCCGGGTTAGGTATATAGTCATCCCCGGCTGCTTTTGCGGCGCTAATTGAGCTGTTGAGGGAAGTGATATTACTGTTCGCTGCAGTCAGGCCACTTTCCGTCTTCTCCACTCGCCCGGTCAGTGACGTCAGCGCGCTCTGATCCGCCTTTTTACTCACATTCGAGTTCGTGGTGGTCAGGTCATTCTGCAGCTTTGTGATTGCCTGGCTCTGGCTGGCCAGCTTCCCTTCCGCTGAGTCAACGCGACTGGTCAGGTCAGTCACGGCAGAGGCATTTGCCTTCTTCGACACCCCGGTCGACGAAAAAACGTCGACTTTACGGATATACAGACGCGCACTGCTTGACGGTGCCCAGCCCCCGGCGGCAAACCGCAAATAGACATAATTCCCGGTAAAGTCTGCCGGAATGGTCAGCTCCACGGTTTTCGTCTGCCAGCTGGTCGTCACGCCACTCAGCCACGGGGATTCTGAGGATAGCCAGGCGACAGGATTGCCCAAATCAGTTATCACACCAACGGTATCAGACGATACGCTGTTCATCGTTTCCGATGTTTTGTACTCAAATGAGACGGTAAGCGTCAGCCCGGCCTCAGCGGGGATACGCGTCACGTTGGCAACCCGAACAGAGCCGGTTGTCGTTCTCAGCGCTTTTTCACCTGCATCATACGTGAATGCCGAGCCGGTACCGGAGTTCTCCCAGAACGACAGATCCACATCCATGCCGCCGTTACTAATCAGGCTCCCTTCAGCCAGGGTGTTTTTCAGCATCGTCAGCTGGCCAGACTGTGTGGTCAGGTTGCCTTCCGTCGCGGATACCCGGTTGGTTAACGCCGTGACCGCGCTCGCATCGGCCTTTTTACTGACGTTTGAATTGGTTGTCGTCAGGTCGTTCTGCAGTTTAGCGATCGCGCTGCCCTGGCTGGTCAGCGTTTTATCCTGCTGGCTGACGCTGGACTGCAGGCCCGTGATGGCGTTGCTGTTTGCGGCCACGCCCGACTCTGTTTTACCGACGCGGTTAGACAGCGAGGTCAGCGAATTCCCCTGGCTGGTTAACGTGGTGCCCTGCTGTTCAACCTTTTGCGTGAGGGACTGCAGCGCGGTTGCATCGGCTTTTTTACCCAGACTGGTTTCCAGCCCGCTGATTTTGCTGGCCTGTGCGCTTTGTGCGGTCGACAGGGAACTCAGCTCCTCCGCCACCGAGGATTTATTCTCGTTGAACTGCGTCTGCAGCGATTCCCGGGCTGTCACCTCTGCTTTATCAGCAGTGATACGGGCACTCATCTCCTGATACAGCAGGCCGGAACGCAGATCCGCCAGGCTGTTACTGTCCGTCGTTCCCCTTATCTGTGCCGCCAGCGTGGAGCGCTTCAGCGCTTCCGCTTCATCTGCCTGTGTCCGCGCCATCTCCTCATTACGCAGCGCCGCAGTACTGGCCGCCGGTGCCGGACGCCCGACCGATATCCAGTGGATCAGGAAATGGTTGTCAGCATTCTGCCCCTGAGCCAGATCCAGGCGAAAGCGGCGGACCGTACCGGATGCATTCCAGTTCACATCGGAGATGGCCACCACGCTGATACCATCGCCGTCAAACTCCTGCTCCGCGATACTCACCGAGCGGGCATCACTCCAGCCGGTTTCCTCTGTACCAATCCAGTAAAGCCGCCCTTTCCATGCCGGATTACCCACGCGTTTAATACGCAGCATGACGGTGCGATAGGAGGAAGCCGGAATAGTGTGCCCGTTGGGCGAACGGCAGGAGGCGGTGCTGTTCAGTGCTTTCAGCCAGCCGTCGTCCGTGATTTGCATCGGCACCTGACCGGCATCGTCCTCGGTCCACCCCTCATTGTCTTTATCGAAGTACCAGATACTGAACGAATCAAACTGCTGCCCGCTACCGGCGGAAATTTCAGAAATCTGACGGGCCAGTGACTCGTCGCCGTCCTGAATAATCGTTTGCAGATTATCAATGGCGGCCACGCGCTCGTTTTTTTCATTCAGCAGCTGGTCTGCCGCCTGCGCCGCTTTCGCGTTGACGTCCGCAATGCGGTCGGCAGTCTCCTGTTTTACCGCTTTGTCCCAGCCTGTATTCGCCTGGGCGATGGACTGTTTCAGACTGTTTTCAACCGCCTGCAGCTGGGATTTTAACGCAGCATCCCCCTCGGTCAGGGTTTTGTTAACGTCAGCGATCTGCTGGTCAACGGAGGCATTAATCTCGCTCACGGCATCGGTGATGCTCTTGTTGACTGCCGTGATATTGTCACTGAGCGTCTGATTTACGCTGTTGATATTCTCCGTTATCGTCTTGTTGACGGACTCTATCTGCCCGTCAACCTGCTGCGTGACTTCTTCACGAATAGCATCGGCGGTATCCAGCAGCTCCTTATGAGTCTCCTCAATATCCCGCTGGACTTCCTGCCAGGCGTCCGTGTCCTTGATCGCATCAGTCAGCTTGTCGTAATACTCACCGATATCGTCGCTGGCCATCCCCTGCACCCAGGCCGTCCACGGACTTTCATTGCCGATACGGTCAACGATCCGCGCGCGGTACCAGAACATCGCCGCAATCTGCAGGCCCAACTGCTGATAGGTTTTGCCCGGATACGCCACATCAGACAGCGCCATCGCCCCGTTGCCGTTGGGATTAGGACTGTACTGCAGCTCGGTTTTCTGCGTATCGCCACTCCCCTCCGGGAACTCCCAGTTCAGCTGCACGCCATGCAGCAGGGAAGTGGTGGTCAGCGCCAGCGGTTCCGACGGCAAACCGATTTTTCCGGTCAGCGTTTTCTCTTCTGAGTATGCCCAGCCGCTGGAGACCTCTGCAGCGTTGATCGCCCGGACACGGGCCAGATAACGACCGGCGTAAATGCCGCTGACCTCGAACGAGGTGGTCGAACTGCGCGGCACGTTAATCCAGTTACCGTCATTACGTCGCCACTGCGCTTCATACGAAATCGCATCTTTCACCGCATTCCAGTGCACCTGCATCGTTTCGACGCTGATGCCCTGATTCACCACAGAATACGAGCTGATAACGATGCTTTCCGGCGGCTGCTGACTCCCTGGAGGGATAACGCTTATCGGGCGCTGGTCGATGATCGCGCCGGTATCGATACGCGGGAATTTGTCCGGATCGTGGGCCACGCCAGTAATTGTATACGTGGCGTTGTTGTTGTCCTTTACCCCAATAACACGATACTGCTGTGTATACAGATCGTCGGACTCAATAACCCAGACGCATTCTGCTTCCGGCGTCTCACTGTACGCCGTAGTGACTGTTATCTGCCGTCGACCGTTCACTGACTGAATGGACCGGGCCTGGGAAATCCCGGACGGAAGATTAAGCTGTAGTCGGTCCCCGGCTTTTGCATCGACATCACGATCGAGCGTAATAACCCGGCCATTAACCGCGCTGATACGCCCGCCATTCACACGTCCGGCCAGCAACTCATCGGCAAGGCCGATGATATAACCCGGCTGCGGGATTTTGCCATCGAGACCAACATCAATCTCAACCATCCGGTCTTTGTTGTTTGTCAGAATGCCCCACAGCCCTTTCCTGTGGGCTTCGCTCTGCCGGGTACACCCGATGGCCGTCACTTCGAGCTGGTTAAAGCTGTAGCGGGAAACCAGCTCCGGAACAAACGCCGGTTCCATCGCATCAGCATACGCGTTCGCCGGATCAGACCAGGATACGAGCGCGTTAGTGTAGCGAGCCTTGCTGGTGCTGCTCGAATAGCGCGGTTTACCAATGATATTCGCCCGCGTATAGTTGAAATCGACATCACGCGGCATATCCGCCTGCACAACAATCTGCTCACCGCTCCAGCAGGTCATTCCCCGGAAAATAGCCGCAAAGTCACGCAGCACGGTGTAGGCATCGTTGCGTTCCTGCACGTAGACGTTACAGAGATAGCGAGGCTCCATGCCGTCGCCGCCCTTACCATCCGGAACCAGCTGATCGCAGTACTGTGCGATCTGGTACAACGTCCATTTAGAAATATTGGCGCTGGTCAGGCGGTTGCCGAGGCCAAACCGGTCTGAAACAACGATATCGTAATAAATCCATGCCGGGTTATCCGTCCATGCCCACTTAAAGCCACCTGTCCAGGTGCCGGTATACTCACGGGTTTCTGGATTATAGTTATCCGGAACGCGGATCACGCGCCCGCGTGGCTCACAGGAAATTTGCGGGATGGAACCATTAAACTGGCTGGAGTCGAACTCGATATAGAGCAGCGCGGTATGCGGATAGCGCAGCTTCGCGTCGATTACCTCTGTGTAGCTCTGCAGCGTCATCACATCGCCGATTTTGACGCTGTTGGCGTCCGGCGAGACTTTCCGCAGTCGCAAAGTCCAGGTACTCCCCGCCTGCGGAAGGTCGATGCGGTGGCTGCGCTCATAGCCGGAAGTGGTTTTCCCGGTCACCGCCGTTTCCAGCACGGTCTGCCATGCACCGCCATCGGTCTGTAAATCGATGGCGTATTTAACGGTATTCCCCACGACATCGCCGTCATCTTCCTGTTTCATCAGTGAAGGCCATTTCAGGCGGACGCGAACGGCGGAAAGCTGGGTATTGGTATACGTATGGCTCCAGGCGGTTTCACTGGATATTTCTGTTCCGACACTGATTTCATTTTCAGTACCCGGAATACCCTGAATATATTTTTGGGCCTGTGTTCCGGGACGAAATTCCCAGGCCACGCCGGAAAAGTTCTCTGACCCGTCGGCATTTAATAGCGGGGTACCATCGAGATAAATATCCTTGCCCGTCAATTCACCTGCAAATTCGCCCTCACCCAGCGCGATGAGAATTTTGGCTTTTGCTACGGACTGTAAATCATCCGGCTGTTCTGTCGGCGTGCGCTGGCTTGAGCTGCCACCTTTGCGCCCTTTGATTATGTTATTTGCCATATTACGCCCATAAAAAAAGCCACCGCAAGGTGGCCTGTACTGGAGGGTGTTATTTACTAAAACATCTATTGCTGGTCTTCGACATAAATTCCGGCGGAAATAATCGCGCCGCCAATTCGCCGCTTACCATAAAGCAAACCAACGGGATAACCCTGTGAGGCGGTATTTGTTACACCGCCAAAGGCATAGCTGGCTTTATTCTCGGGAGATTCTCTGCGGGCTAGACCTCCGGGCTGAGGGGAAAGCATCTGGACGACGCCGCCTAGCATCATGGCTGCGCCGCTGGTCATAAGGCTTGCAGCCAGTGGAGAAGCCGTCCCGCCCGAAACATACGTCATTACCGCGCCCACAACGACCAGCACTGCGCCAAGAATCGTTTGAAGAATCCCGGCCTTTTTACTACCAATAACTATAGGAACGATGCGGATGACTTCTCCTGTAGCAGGAAATCCCAAATCATCCTTACCAATATTCTTTTTGCCCCTGAAAACTGCAAAAGTCAGTCCCTGTTCCTTACTGTTAATCATGAATTTTTCGAACCCAGGAATGGTCGCTGCTAGCGCCACGCTTGCTTCATGAATTGTGCTAATTAAACGATAGTGGAGCCTGCCAAAGGTTTTTCCCAAAACGCCAGAAAGCTCTATCCGTGTCATGGTTTCTTGCATATATTATCCTTGCCATTCAATTAAAATAACACTGTCTCTCCCACTCCTTATTAAAGGAAGTGATGCCTTCATCTATTGCAGAAAAATTGACAGAAAATATGTAGCGAGATTCCCCAGTGTAACCACCAAAACTATTTTTAGCGTTGACATAACCACAGATGGCACCATTTCCCCCAATAAATTCACCAGAAAATTTAGCTGAAGAAGGATCTTTGAGCTTCACTTTTATGTGCTCTCTGGCGTTAAGGATATCATTAAGTTGTTGCCGCTCTTCTTCCTTCGCTTTTCTAGTAATTTCATTTTTCATGTCATCCCTCTGTTTTCTTAATGCATAAGCGTCTCCAAATATTGGAGACTGCGCATTAGTGAGAAACAAAAAAATTAAACATGCTAAGATAGAACTCAACCCTAGGAAACCTTCTCCGCCATGATTCTTGTCTACAAAAACAAATACAGTCATTATCGTTGGGATTAGAAAAACAAAAGATATCGGTACTCTGTAAGCATAAAAGCAAGTTATAAGAAAAAATAATATGGCCGTAATTAGTATTATTCTCTCAACAAGGAACTTTAGTTGACTACCGTCATTGTTTTTTTGAGACGTGCTGCATCGAATCTCCTTACTAGAGCTTTTGCAAGATGCGTGTTTCACTACTACATATTCACCTACCATTCCTGTGTTAACAACTATACCGTCAGCAATCATCTTATCTACAATTTCATCAAGAGTATCAGGAGGGATGCGCAAGGATTTGGATATATAATCAAAATGCACACTCCCTTCCATTTTATTAACGAAATTTACAACTTTATTATATAACTGCTCGGTGATGGCCTCATTCATTCGCATGCTCCTGTATATTGAGTTAGGAGCATGATATACAGACACCTTAAAGTAGTGAATGATATCTAACGATTTTCATCGTTCTGTCTAACCAGTATCCACCATATGGCACACGCTGGCTGAGGTGGCCATAGAGATGGTGCAGCAGCATGTTCCCTTCCAGCAGAATCCCGGCATGGTTCCACTTATCGGCCTGCACCTGCATGATGACCATATCGCCCGGCTGCGGCGGGCCATCAAATTCACGGAACCCGCATTCGTACCAGCAATCATGGTAGAAATTATCCGGATAATCGTTTTCCCACCAGTGATAGTCGACACGGTAGTCATGCAGCTCGATGCCGTGGGTCTGCCGAAAATAACTCATCACCAGCCCCCAACAGTCGTAATGGCCAAGCACGAACGGTCGCTCGATGAGCGGCAACTCACCCCTTGGATGGATGGTGCGGAGATCGCCTTCCGGCCAACTAATGATATGCCAGGGGAGCAGCATGGCATCACACTGCGCTTTATCCAGTTCGCTGGGCTGAGTGGTCGCATCCGGATGGCTGTGAACAATACCGATGACCACACCCCAATCTTCTACCTCTGCGTAATCTTCTGGAGCCAGGACGAAATTATCAATCGACTCGCTGGCCAGGTTCCTGCAGGGGAAATACCGCTCAACACGGCCCTTCTGAGCAAGCAGCCCGCAGGCCTCGCGCGGGTACTCAGACGCAGCATGCGCCTGAATGGCTTTAATCGTTTTCTGGCGCATATCAGCTCCTTATCAACGACGTGCCAGGGAACCCCCCGAACGGTAGCTCGTTGTTTTCACCAAAGCGCAATTTGCACGCCGAGAGCGTCCCATTGCAGACGTCCTTCGAAGGGTCATCGACCGGTTTGTTGTTCTTATCGAAATATTTTGTCCCGGCATAATCACAACCATCGCCGCTGCGGTACTGGTTGCGAGTACACCAGGTGCAAATCGAGTGGTATTGCCGGGTAGGAATCATTAGCCCCTGCAGGTCCAGCGGGCTTGATAGGGTGAACTCCACCGCTTCGTCGGTTTCAAGATTTTTGGCATCGATAAAATACAACTGACGCTTTTCCTGCGTCGGGTCTGCGGACGCGTTTCCCTCCGTGAAGTTTCGCGCATCGAGATACTGCTTTTGAGTCTCATGTATCGTGATCCGCGCCTGCGCCATGTCGTCGTAATACAGGCACAGCGCTGTAATTGATCCGTCGATATTGCCCACCCGCAGCGTTGGTTGCGCATCGCTCCCCGAGGTGCTGGATTCAATCCCTTCCAGCTCGCACGGCCAGGCTTTATATTCGGTACCCTGCCACCAGATGCTTTTCGCTGGCAGCTTTGATTCATCGCCACCGGCAGCGATAATTTCCTCGGCTGAATGTGGGACGTTATAACCGTGAAAATATAAGACTTCGCCCATATTGAAGGAACGACCGTCTATTTCAAATAACCGGATTTGATCACCCGGCTCCAGCTTCTGATAATCTGAATTAAGACTCATGGTTTAAATCCCTGAATAAAAGTGGCTGAAAGTGAATAATTCCCCCCGCCCATCGGCACGGGCTTATATTGTTCACAACGGAATAGCCCCGCATCTTCAAGCGGCGGAGTCCACTGAAACGACTTTGTACCTGCATGCCGGTCCAGGAACTGTTTTATCGGTCGGATATACTCCTCAGTACCGACAAAACTCAGCTCCCATTCCTGTGACCGGGTATTTAATCCGTCCCCTGAAACCTGCGTATACCCGTCACCAAATTCCGCCTTTCTGGTGCGAAACTTCACTGTTTGCGTTGGGTTTACCCGGGGACTCCAGGTGAATATCTCGATGGCCATTAGCGTTGTCCTCTTACGGCGCTCCAGATAGCGCCACCCGGGCGCATATCCTTCGCCTGCAGCTCACGATATTTTTTCTCGACGAACGACCCAATCTGCTGGCCAAACTCTTCAAACCCTGACGTGCTGTCAGTCGAGGTTTTGTCGCCAGAAATGGTGATCCAGACTTTTGGCCCTTCAACAGACGCTGAGGGCTGGCCGGATGCTGTCGCCCGGATGCCTGAAAACTCATCCGCGGCACGCGGCGCAGGTATCATCGGAGCAGCCCCCATTCCGGTGATCCCCTCTGCGCTTGTGCTGAAACCTGTTCCGACAAGTCTTTGAATCGTGGTCAGAAGTGACTGTGTCGCCATATCAATCAGCCCCTTAATGACCGACAGGGCCGGGCCGGAGGACTGTTCACCAATGGCACGGACGCCCAGCGAACCATCAGTCCCTCGGGTCAGTGGCATAATGGCCTCCGGACCAGCCTCACCAAATACCCCCGCGCCTTTGGCAAAGGCGAAGAACTGCGGGGTGTCGTGGATCTGGTTGCTGTAGGCACTTAATGAAGGGGAATCGTAGACGCCACCTTTTGCGTTGAATTCCACCGTGGCTGCAGCGGCTTCATACGATCCGGACGGCGTATTTCCACCTCCTGCCGCACCTGCACTTCCTCCGATCGCACCGCCAAAAGCAGAACCGACCATGCCAAAAATACTCTGCAGTGCACTGGAAAGCGCGATACGCGTGGCAATTTGCGCCAAATCTGAAAGGATTGAAATAGTAAAGCTTTTGAAGCTTCCTTTACCGGTTATGGCAAAGGAAGCGAGGGAGCTTGCCATGCTGTCAAAGGCACTCGTGGTAAAGCTGGCTATCTGGCTGTTTGCATCCCGCGCATTATCTGTCCAGTTCTTCGCCCCACGCCTGAATCCCGCACTGTAATCCTGTTCTGCTCTCAGACGATCCTGCACGCTTTGCTCGGTAATCTGCAGTTCCTGCTGCTTTATCCGCTCCAGATCGGCCAGACGGGCCTGATATTCAGCCGATGTGGTATCGGTAAAATCTTTCTCCAGCGCAATGCGCCGCTGATTAAAGCGGTTAATAATGGCGTTACGGGCTTCTGCGTCGCTAGCTTCCTGTTCGGAAAGGTTGTACTTCTCCAGATTCAGAGCAGCTTCGCGCTGCATAGCCTGAGCCTCTTCAGCCCACTTACGGCTTTCAGCCTGATATTTCAGCGAGGTTTTTCGCAAGACGGCTTCTTTTTCAAGCTGAATATTCGACTGCAGTTGCGCCCGGATCTGGTCCTGCATATTCACCAGGCTTTGCTGGCTTTTGGTCAGGTTTTCACCCTTCAGCCCGGAGAGTTTTTCATTAAAGGCGACCAGCTGTCGTTCGGATTCTGTCAACGTATCAGTGGTCTGCGCCTGTTCTTTCAGTACTGCGTTTCGTTGCAGTGCCTGCTCCAGCATTCGCTGCCCTTCAGTCTCGCCGCTACCAGACTTTTTGGGTTTATCTTTCTTCGTGGCCTTGTCGTATTCATCATTAATCCCTTTCAGGATCCGCTGATACTCCTGCGAGCCGGATGCGTAAATGCTGTTATTGAGTTTTTTTATCGCTGCAGCACGCTTTTCTGCTGCGGTACTCCCGGCATCCATGTAGCTCTTCAGCCCGGCAGCGTTTTTTATACGGTCACTTTGTGCCTCGGCGTATCCTGCTTTGCTTGTAGCGATAAAGCGGCGTGTCTTTTCGTCAAACTCTTTCTGGTCTTTAGTGAGGAGATCGGTCAAAGCAATGGTTTCACCAAGACTTCCGAGTATCCCCCACTCACGCCCAAGATTTTTTAACTTATCAAGATAAGTTTCCGCATGTGCCGCCAGCTCTTTCAGCTTAACGCTTTCCGCATCAAGAGCTTGTTCCATGATGAGCTGCGTTGCTTTCGCTGTTTCCCCTTTATTCGTCAGGCTGATAACCTGTGCGACAATGGATTCATTCAGCGAAATGCCCTGGGCTGTCAGCTGGGCCATCGCATTAAGCGGGTCTCCCTTCAGGGCAGATATTTTGCTGACCAGATCCTCAGCGTTCCCACCGGCTTCAGCGTAGGCTGTCGCAATAGATGCAACTTCATGCAGCAATGCACCACTGAAACCACCGTTTGCCGTAGCGACCACAGCAGAAAGGGAATGTTCTGTACCACCAAGCTGAGCATTGAGGCTTCTCAGTTCAGTGAGAGATAACTGAGCTGACGTTCTCGTTCCGAGTAGCGCCGCATTCAGTTTTTTTGTTTGCTCCTCGGATTTTTTAAACTCGCTGTAAATCATTGAGCCACCGGCAGCAAGCACCGACAGGCCAATACCAACAGGTCCACCCAGCAGACTCATCGCCGAACTAAGCGCCCGGCTGCTGGTCGCTGCAATACGCTGGGTCACAGTAAGCTGGGTATTTGCCGCAGCAGCAGCTTCTGTTGCTGCTGTTAGTGCCGCCTTTCCACCTGTTTCGGCGGCATCAGCGGTCACAACAACCGCTTTGGCGGCTTTTAATTTTTCAAGCCCGCTGGCCTCAAGACGGTTCGCTTCAATGATGGCCCGCTCATTCTTCAGGTGTTCATCCTGATAGCTGACATTCAGCCCGTACAGCTTATTAACTTCGGTTTGTTTCGCGTAATACTCGTCCAACGCAATCGCCTGCTCACGCTGGGCCTGCGCTGCAGCTATCGTCTTTTCAGCGATAGCAGCTTTATTCAGCGCAGACTGCCTTTCGGCCTGTGCCGCCGCAATTTGTGCCTTTGCCGCCGACTCCAGTTCGGCAGCTGCCTGACGGGCTGCATCCTGCTGTGTCTTCCAGCCTCCTGCCGAACTGTCAAGTCGCCCCTTTAAGGTATGAACGGCGGGGATAAGTGCATTAATTATGCTGCTGCTGGCGACATTACTCCCGGCTGCAACTTCATGAAGCACGAAGTTCAGTTGGCCAGCACCTCGGGTGGCACCGGCAAACTGATCATCATTAGCACCCTGCACGCCGATTTTTTTTGCGGCCTCGACGGTTTTGGCTATCGCTGTTGTCAGCTCGTTAGCCTGTGCTGTCGCCTGCTGATTAAATTTTTTACTGGCCTGCCCTGCGTTCTGATATGCCTCGGTAATTTGCGACCGGAATGCAGCTGAATTCAGATGCAGGGCAACCGATAAGCTGGCTACATCACTCATTGTCCTAGAATCCTCATAACATCAGCACACTGCTGGTCAGCAAGAGAAGGGGAATGGCTGGCAGTGGTTTCTGGAGCGGACAGATGAACAGCTTCACCACCGCTCAGGGAGAACCAGGCCTGCCAGTAAAGAAGAATATCTGCAGGAAGACTGGCAATTTTTCGTGGGTCATACTCCCCCATGCGAGCGGCAAGCGAAAAAACCGCCATAAGCCAGGGGGAGTTCATTAGTTTTTTTGTGCTTCCTCCAGCGTACCGTAGCTAAAACGCTGGACCTTGCTCATCGCCTCGGTTATCGATGCATAGGAGCGTGATTTCATCAGTTCCAGCGGAGAAGGCAGGTTCTGCAGGGGAAGGCCATTTTCGTCGACCAGAGCGCTCAGGACCAGCCCTGCAGCTTCCAGCATCAGCCCTCGCGTATTATCGGGACCGGTCAGCTGTGATGCTTTATCTTCAAACTCTGACATCTCAAAGGCGGTAAGACGCCTGATATGGAATTCGCTGCCAAACAATTGGACAGGAACTGCATCACTGTCAGGGGCCAGAAGGCGGGATTTAACGTCATCTTTCATTAGTTACTCTCCATAAAATAGCCACCCGGAGGTGGCTGTCACTTAAATAATGATGTGGTTATGCCCCGCTGCTGTTGGCAGTGCCCCAGGTGATTTTGTTCTGCTTTCCCTGCACGGTGATCTGAATGACCTCACTCGCCGGAGCGGTGATTTCGTTCATCTGCCAGCCGGACAGCGCCAGCAACATCGTCGCCGTCCGCTTGTTCGGTAGTTCAACATACAGCTGGATAGTTTCTCGGGCTTCCGCTGCGTTAAGCAGAGCGGCAAAATCCGTATTGCTCGGATCATCAATAAAACCCAGCGACTTTTCAGGCCCGTCAGGCAGATCACTGATGGATTGTTTCTGCTTATCAAGCAGCGTAGTGCAGTCGACAAAACCTCCAGTCTGCCCCATTGCGCCCAGCGCTTTACAGTTAACCAGCGGCTTCAGAGCCGATGCTGCAGCGCCGGGTTCCCCGTATTTTACGATGGTGCCGGCAGGCAACATCGCATATTCAGGCGAACTCTTATCAGCCATAGTTTTCTCTCTTTTTTATGAATGGTAGCGAACACTACCTGTTTTGAATGCCGTTGCGGATTTCGACCGCCAGGATGCGTAGAACCTTCTGGACGTTGTGATCCAGCGCCGGTCGGATGAATGGTTGAGCCACCTGTTTAACGGTGCCAAACTCCTGCGCAAGTGCTTTCATATGATGCTTTTTACTCGGTCCGACCCGGAGTGTGACAACGGTACTGCGGTACTTAGCTGATCCCTTCCTTGAGCTGATTTTTACACTGTCGCGCATATGAGGGCCGGGACTTTCCTTGTCAAAGCCAGCATGCTGCTTCATATCCTCCTGGACAACCTTTAACGCCTCACGACCGGCATCCCGTAACACCTTCGTCGCGACCTTTTCCCCCAAAGCGGTTAACTGCCGTTCCAGCTCATCCAGCCCTTTCACTTCCATTCGGATCATGATGAGTCCTCCACGTAGTGAATGATGAAATCACGAATCATGCGGTACTGGATGCTGCGGTTCGTCAGCGTCGTTTTATCCTGTTGGATACCACCACGCTCCACATACTGAACCGGGATACCCTCCAGCTGGCCGTGAACGATTGACTTCCATTCCGACCAGATTTTTTTATCCAGCTGCAGCAATGAGGTGTAATCATCAACACGGTACAGATTCACCTGGATACGGGCAGACACGATCCCCGTCCGCAATGTTCCCGAGTACATTTCCGGGTCAGAGATACGCTGAAAGGTCACCCCTTCCTGGACCGTATCCGGCAGTAAAAGCGGATAAGCATTCATGCCGGTAATGCGCTCCAGCGCGGTTTTAATCGCCAACTCGATCATGTCTCGTATCCCTCTCTGCTTTTATTTCCACCCGGTCAGGATGGCTGCGATCAACAGAGACGACGGTGAAAACCGCATCATTCCACCTTATAAGCCAGTCAATCTGAACATCAGGCCGGGTTCGCAGAGTGAACAGCCAGGTCTCGGCAACTTGCTGTTGATCCAGCGTCCTTATTTTCCGGTTTGATCTCAGCTCCGCTTTTGCCCGAACGGTGGCAACATTAGCGATACTCCCGGAAATAATTTCACCAAGAGGACCGCGGCTTTTTTCCTGACGTTGCAGGATGATGCGTTTATTGAGCTCGCCAGCATGAAGGCTACCCATAATCGTTTCCTGTTTCCGGGCAATTCTTTCAGGCACCCATGCCTGTGCGGAAAGGCTCCAGTAACCAGCGCGCCTGCTTTGGTATTGCACCACCAGCAGAATCGTCACCACGATGTGCATAAAGCCCACCGAGGATCAGCAAGACGGCACTCTGTACAGAAGGTCTGATAACCATGGGGCGTTCTCCAGCGCTTCCGTCTTCTACTGCAGCTACAAGCGCCTGCTCATCCGCATAAAAACGACGATCTAAAAACTCCATGGCCGCATCTTCAGCAGCTGACAGATAGCCCTCAACCATCGTCTTCTCCAGTTCGTCATCCACCCGCAGATGCTCCATCGCTATTTCAGTGTGGATCACTGGCATCGAATTACCCCTTCGTATCAGGTTGTGGGCTCATTTTGTTATCCGGAGCATCCCCCACCAGAGCCACCAGATCATTCGCCTTCAGATCCGCAGCCCGCTGACGTGAAACGGTAAATGCCTCATCCTGTGGTGTACGGAATACATCGCCATCCATAAAACGGCGAAGGGGCTGGACTGAGACCATTCCCGGTGCCGATTCTGCTGTCGCTTCTGAAGAGACTATGGCTTCCGCACTCACTGCTTTCTTAGTCGTTTTCATCACACCCTCTGAATAAAAAAAGGGCCACACAGATGGCCCCGGCTCACAGGTTATGGCGCTGTCACAGTACCGGTGACAAACGCCTCCGGGCGATACACAGCCAGTGCCAGACGCTCTTCCGCACGGATGGTGACCATGTTTTTAACAAAGTCGTCTTCGTTCTCGGTGGATAGCAGAACTTCGATATCCATACGGTCAAAGATTTGCGCCCCCATATTGAAGGCCCCCGTCAGGAAGTTGTTCTGCACCATGGCCTGCGTTTCCACAACAGGGAGACCCCAGATACGTGGAACACCGCCATTGACCGGCTGAGCAATAATGTAACGACCTTCGTTATCTTTGGTCAGTTCAATGCCAGCCCAGTCAATCGGGTTCAGCACAAAACCAGACGCCGGATATTCCGCCAGAACGGCCTGCAAAACAGCCAGACGCAGACGATCAATCGGCGTGGCATTGGACAAAGTGAGTGCAGGCGCAAATTCACTTGCCTGCGGCAAAATACCGAGAATATTCGCGCCGGTACCATCACCACTCAGAAGCTGCAACTCTTCTTTAAAGCGAAGGCCATATTGCGCACGCCCATCGATATAGCTGGCCAGCCCGGGGGCGTCGTCCAGGATCTGACGCGATGCTTTGAAGTGGTGGGCGATGGTGCGAACTGGTGCATTTTTCAGGTCAAACCTGATGTCAGATTTGGGTTTCAGGGCACCTTCCGGAACAGTGTCTGCATTATTCGTAAACCCCGTCTCCTGAACAAATTCAATACCGTTGGATGCGGTATTGCCCGGGATAAGCAGATTACGAATGGTTAGAGTGCGTTCCGGCGGGGCAATAATGCCCTGAACACGATCAGAGACGACCAGGCTGTTAGTTGCACTGACACCCGTTCCGGTTGTTGCCGGCACGTTCATGATGTCTTTCTGCTCCAGCTTCACACGAATACTTTTGCGGGCCGAGCTGTCCATACCTTTATACTCTTCGCTTTCAACCACCAACTGACCGAGTGATTTCCTTTGCGTCGGGGTATCGTCCTGGCGGCGGGCACCTTTTTGCTCCAGTTCGGTCAGGCGCTCTTTCAGCTCGCTGAGCTGACTGAGACTTTCATCTGTTCGTTGCTTAAGCTCCTGAGAGACCGTCTCGCCCGACTCCATTTTTCGCTTCACGTCTTCGCCAAAATTTTTGACCTGGTCCATAACGGCAGAGAGCTGAGCCGAAATTTCGCCGATGGTTTGCGGCTGGTCTTCAGCCGATTTTTTCTGATACATATCTTTTCCTTAGAAAATTTTAGGGAGAGAAAACTGACACAGTTGCTGGCTCATCGCCGCAATAGCCGATTTGGTTTCGCCGTCTTCGCCCCCGGACTCACTCCGGTCAAGCAGGTATGACAGGCCGCGACAGGCGATCGCCGTGGACTGCGTTTTAGAGAAGCCTGCCTCACGCAGGAGCCCCTCAAATTCAGGTAGTGAAGGAAGATCGCCGTGGGACAACTTCGACTTAATGACGTCAATGCGGGCGTCATCGTTGGCTGGTACAGTGACGATGGAAATTTCGACCAGATCGAGCCTGGTTAATGTGCGGATCCGGGTTTTCTCATCGTAATTTGACTCCCGGACGTAATAGCCAATGGAAAGGCCAGTAATTGCCCGGGTTTTCATGCCCCGCCAGGCGGTTTTTGCGTAAGCTGCGTCATCAAGCCACAGTGCCCCTTCGCCAAACAGACCATGCTTGTCTTCTTTCAGGGTCGAGATATCCCAGTTCCCTATCGGCTCACCTGTCCGGTGCTGCCAGAGCACCGGAAAGGTTCGGCCCTTTGCCCGGGTTTCCTCAATACTTTCAAGGAAAGCGCCCGGTGCAACCACTTCGTTGTAGCTGTCCACCACATCGAAGACGGAACCGTACCCAGAAAAAAGGCCATCATCGCTGACGGCCTTAATATCAAAATCGAATGCCTTTACTTTCATGGCTGCGTTTTTCCGGTACATTCCGGCGTCTCCTCTGATTTAATGCCAAGCCATTCCCGCAGTGCGTTTTTGGCAGATTCACCGTCGCCAGATTTCCCCAGCAGATCTATTGGCAGCAGGTTGGATTGAACGGTAAGTTGATCGGCACCAGGTCTGGGTGGCAGATTTTCTTTCTGTCGGGCTTCATTACGGGACATCAGCCCGTTCTGAGTCATCGTTGAATAAAACGCAGCACGAGCGGCACTGTCCGCACGAAGCAGCCCTTCAATTGAGAACTCAGCGAAGTACCGATTGCGTTCACCTGGCGCCAGAAGATTTTTACGGATGGCCTGCTCGATGCGGGTCAACCAGGGGCGAAGAGAGAAAGTCAGAAAGCCAATCAACATCTGCTCCACCCCACTCCCCCACATCGTCTGCCCCTGGGCGTTATGACCAATCAGCCCCGGCCAGACCCGGAACCAACGGCAGATATCCTCAATATTAAAAGCCCGGGTCTGGAGCATCTGGGCATCCTCCGGATTCATAGCCACAGGAAGAAACTTCATTCCGGCTTCCAGCACCATCATTTTCCCGGTATTCATCGATCCAGCGAATTGTTCAGTCAGGCTGTCCCGCACCTCGTTTCTTTGCTCTTTCTTAAGGACTTGCTCCATAGAAAGGATGCCGCTTGGGCGCATACCGTTTTTAAATACCTTCGCGCTGGCTTCATCCGTTGCCATTGCCATCCCCAGGGTCTGGCGGGCATAACTCACTGGCGAGAGACCCATCACGCCATTCGTACTGAATGCGCGGATATGCATCATGTTCTGTTCTTTAATATTCCGGGTTCCGCCGCCTGCTCCATCCCGATAGGTATAGATGGGCTCACCCTCGCGACTTCGTTCCACCTTCATACGCTCAGGCCGTAGTGGTACCAGCGCCGTAATACGCTTTCCGGTACGGTCAATCTCGGCATAAGCATTTCCCCACAACAACAGGCTGGCCATTATCATTTCCCAGAATTCCACCGCCGTCATATCAGCATTGGGCTGATTATGCAGAAGCTCATAGAGCGGATGTTCATTTGCACTCTGACGCCCGTCGGATGTTTTTTCATAAAAGCCAACCGGCAGCGTGGCGATGGTTTCCGATAACAGCCTGACACATGACCAGACAGCAGACAGCTGAAGCGCCTTATCAACGGTGACGGTTTTGCCCGCCGCCGATTCACCGCCAGCCCAGGCTGACCAGAATTCTCCGTCCGTCAGTGATATCGGCATACCGAGCCACCGGCGGACGGCACTTTTTATCCGACCGGGTTTCTTCTCTTTATTCATGGTGACTCACACTATGATTGGATTACTGAAAAAATCATCGATATCGCCAGAGTCGTCCTCGTAACCTTCAGCAGCGCCGATCGCCATAGCGCTGGCTACCACACCATCGATACGGCCCGTACTCTTCTTCTTGGCAAAAATGCGATTTTCTTTCTGGTCTGCCTCAGTCACCGCTGAAGCAGCGTTCCAGCGCAGACAGGGGTTGGTTTTGATAATGACGATGCTGTCATCAAGCAACTCCTCGAAGAGTTCAATGGAATGTGGCATCCACAACCCGGAGTCTTTTGCCTTGTAATAGCCCTGCGCGTGAGGAATAAGCGGGACAGAAACTGATGCCTCCTCCAGCTCAGGTTCAAGGTACTTAATACGGTACTGGTCAAAGGCAATCGCAATGATGTGAAATTGCTGTGAAAGATCGGCTATTCGTTGAGCGACAAAACCATATTTCACTGCCTTTCCCGGCGTGGTGTGAATATGGCCATCACGAGCCCAGGCGTCATAAGGTACCCGGTCGGTTTTTGCCCGATCGAGCAACGTCTCTTTTGGTGTCCAGAACTCCACCAGCAGTTTCCGCTGCTTAGGGAAAAATAGCGCCAGCGCGGTCAAATCACGAGAACCAGAAAGGTCCAGACCGCCGTAACACTCCTCACCTTCCAGTTCGTCAATGTCGAAAGCTTCTTCGCATCCCATCCAGACGTCGCTGCTCATCCATGGATTATCGGCATCGACCCACTGGCAAAAATTAAGCCGGCGAACAATGCTCTCTTTCGATGGCATGCCCCGGGCCTGAGTGACCTGCTCCCGAAGATAGGTTTCGTCAAAGGTATGTCCCAACGATGGGTTAGCTTTTTTCCAGCAGGTTTCATCCTTGAAAGGATCATCTCCCTCATCCAGAGAACAGATAAAGGAGAAGAAGCTATCATCTTCAATCGAGCCTTCAGCGACCTTTCGCCCGTACTCATGGTAGTCAAAGCAGACGCTGGTTTTATCGTGGCCGCTGTTGGTTATCATGAAAATAAGAGCCTGCCGACGCCCCTTAGTACCGGCTCGCATCATTTCCACGACCTGGTTACTTTTGTGCTCATGGACCTCATCAATGAGCGCACAGTGGGGACGAGGTCCCGACTGACCATCATCAGAACTGATTGGACGAAAGAAGGAGCCTGCCTGCAGAAATGCCAGATTCCACTCTTTTCCCGCACCGCCTGATTTCTGGATGCGCGCGGAAAGCGCCGGCGATTGATCGACCATCGCTACCGCATCACGGAAAAGAACCATCGCCTGGTCCTTCTTCGTCGCCGCGGCATAAACTTCAGCACGCGGTTCTTTATCCGCTGTCAGGCAGTAAAGACCGATCCCTGCAGAAAGCGGTGATTTGCCGGAACCTTTCCCGGACTCCACATAAACCATGCGAAAGCGTCGATATCCTTTCGAATTTTTCCAGCCAAAAATGGAGCCAACAATGAAGCACTGCCAGGGAAGAAGAACAAAAGGGGCACCTTCAAAATCACCACCATTAAGCTTCAACACTTTGGCAAAATAATCAATTGAACGCAGTGCCGCCTCAGCGTCCCAACTGAGCCCACGCGCATGGCAGGAATCCAGATCCTTAAGATGACGCTGGCAGGCATTACGAATGTCCGGCCCCGCCAACTCTTTTCCGGAGGTCACGTCCAGCGCGTACTGCGTGGCCGGATCAACCGAAGAACTTGTCGAGCGTGTCCTCTTCGGGGGTTTCGCCATTAACTTTCACCTTCGTCCTTGCCGCCGGCGTCAGACCGAATTCTACCAGGTAGCTTTTAAAACGACGGTCAGCATCAGCCAGCATTGAAACCGCCGGATTAGCCTTAATCAAAAAACCGCCATCGGTCTGGACGGTATAGGTTCTGCCTTCCACCGCAATCGTGTCACGCAGTTGCAGGATGTCGGCATAGATATCGCAGAGACGTTCAAGCGCCAGCGTATCCGCGACGGTGAGAACCCCCATCCCGTCAAGAAGAACAGTCAACCGTCCCCAGGCTACTTTTCCCCAGTCAGTAAGATGGGCCGGAGGACTCGGGATTTCTTTCGCCGGCGTGGGTTCCTTATCGTTGAGTTTTCGTTTGCCCGGATTGCCGGTAACCACTTTGAGGTGTGTCGGTTTCGGGCGTCGTCCGGCCATCAGAACCTCCAGGAAAAAAACTTTTCATTTCGCGGTTGTGCACACAAAGGACAAGCGGCGGTCATTTGGGGTCAGGGCGCTGAAGTTTAGATCCCCCCTCCCCCCCGTAGGACCATCATCATTTGAACCAGTGGGAATTCGGATCAAGCGGCACACCGCTTTCATCGCAACCAATGACGGTGCCACGCTTCTCCATTCGCTGTTTCGTTGAGTCATGATGAGATTTGCAGAGTCCCTGCCAGTTTTTTCTGTCCCAGAAAAGCTTTTGAGCTACAGCGATTAACCTTAGGTCGCAAGAAATCAGCGCATCTTTAAGCTTGTGAGGAATAATGTGGTCAACGACTGTAGCGGCAGTTGTTCTGCCCTGTTCATGACACATCACACACAGCGGATGCTTACGCAGGAATGACAAACGCGCCTTATCCCATTTGTTGTTATATATACGGGGCCTATTATTCATCCTCTACCTCATTAGTAGTGACCTCAGGATGCCGTTGACTCCGCAATACCATCCGCCCGCAGCACATTCTCCGGGAGACGTTCTGCCAACGGTGCATTCTCAAATACTTTGAGCCCGTACTGACCAACCCAGGTACTTTCCTGCCCGACGCTGCCAGAAATGAAGTCCATAACTTCATTGAGAAGCTCTTTGACCAGCGCCTCCGTACCAGTCCGCCAGTGGCCTTCAATGGCCACCAGGAGAGGATCGGAACCGTTGGCGATACTTTGCTTGCCTACCGAGTAGGTTTTCTTTTTCGCCTTATCGGTCACACACTGCAGCTGTGTCATCAGGGCCAGATCAGCAATCGGAGTTGTATCGCGCACTTCGATAGTCATTGTGGCCAGCTTGTTACCTGATTCAGCATCAGTGGATGATGCGTAGTACATTGAAATAGTAAAATCATCACGACTGAACATGATTAATGGCTCCGGTTACGGTTGCGATTTTTATTGCGGTTACGCTGATGGCGCGGTGCGGTTTCGGCTGGCAGGTGCTCGCCTTCGAACGCTTGCGCTTGCTGTGGCTCTTGCGGTTGCGGTTGAACGGGAACCAGTCCCTCGGGAATTTCACCACCTACCTCAAACTTGAGATGCGGTTCTTTCCCCAGAAAATGGCTGAAGTTCAGGCCCGATAGTCCTGCATTGAGCATCGAAATCCCCTCAACATCAACGGTAACGAGTTGGCCATCAACGTATTCAATTTTTAAATTCTTCATCGTGTTCTCTCTGTTGCGGTTTTCGTTCTGTGGCACGGCCAGCACAACGATTCAAAATTGGAATCGTCATCAGTACCACCGTGGGCTTTTGGGCTTTTGGGCTTTTGGGCTTTTGGGCTTTTGTGATCTACGCTGGCGGCTTTGGTGGCGATGCCGTTACGTCGACAGTTCTGGCAAAGATATTTGTCGCGCACGAGTATTCGGGCACGAATGATTTCCCAGGGACGACCGTATCCGCGTTGCTGTCGGCTTTTTCCGCTCTGATGGTTACGCCAACCATCGCCAATGTGTTGCTGCCGCTGGATCTCACAGTATCCACTGACATCATTCGTGACTGCCGCGCATCCTCTGTGCCGGCAAGGTCGTTTAGCTCGTGGAGGCATACACATCCTCAAGCATGAATTTGGAGAGAGTTAAAGCGGCACTGTCGATGGGGAACTCTGAAACTGGCAGTGACGCGCATGACAAATCGTCATACTCAATCGCCACCAGCGCGCCATTAACGTATTCAATCTTGAGATTTTGCATCGTGTATCTTCGTGAATAGAAAAGCCCCGCAGATGCGAGGCTACTGGTTAAATATCAGATTGTTACTGTGAAACCTCAGAGTGTAAGGTTACGGCTCAGCCCGCCCGTGGTGGGACACTGGCGCTCTAAATGTAATAGAGGGATGGCTGATTAACTCTGTTTAAGGAAATCGAATGAGTGTTTCAAAAGAAGAATTTGAACTATTAAAGGCTCAAGTGACTGCCTGCACAATAGCTTTAACTTATGCTGTTACCATAGCATCAGAACAAAACGAGGATCTTGTGACTAGATTGGCTCATGCATTACGAGCTGATGCTGAGGAGAATAAGGAAAAGAACCCCATTGCATCGAAAACTCTCAGTTCTTATGCCGAGGCATTCGAGCATTTTAAGAAGCAAAGTGATTCTAACGGTAAATAGCCCCTCGAAGAACCACGTCATTAATTACGACATCTTTCGCAATGTCAGTCTTTAATGAGTATTCAGCGGCCTGTGGATGGGCCGCATCATCCACAATCGGCGATTCAAGTAATGCTCTTATACTAATGTTTGGGATATCCGGACGATCATGTTCAACTACCAGCGGCTCATCATCAGCGCTAACGTCATAGGACATGGTAAACGGACCAGAAGTCTTTCCTGAAATAACCCTCTCCACCAACACACGTCCTGCCTGAATCACTTTAAATTCAACCTTAGCCCCACAGACAACACCATTCTTAATCTGTTGAAGGTTCGTAACTGTGACTTTCAACGTTTTCAAGTTGTTCCTCCTCATTACCCGCGCTAAGGGATATTAGATTATTTATCCCTTAGCGGGGATAAACGTTCTCACCGATTCGTAAATCCGATCGCAGGTCATTCCTGCTGTGTAGCGTTCGTCAGCGATTTCAGCATAAGCCACGAGGGTTAACTCCCTATGCGTAACAATCGAAGGCACATTGTTATAGCCATTAAAAAAACTACCTACGTGGAGTGCCTCCGAAATGTGGCCTTTCTGATGGCTATGAAAAAGGCCGCAAAAGAGATGCGGCCTTTTGTCATGCACAGTTATCGATTAAATAAACTCTCAGGAGCCATCCGGGAGAGATTTATCCAAACGAGCAACTGACCTCCGACAAACTGGTGTTGGGGACGGAGGTGCAATGATAGTAGTGTATTTCATTTTTTTTCATACTAACGAACGTATAATTATGGCAGTTCGTCTTTTTAACCGACAAATGCCACTAAAATAGTCTGTCCAGGCAGATGATTATCCCGCCAAGGGTTAACACACTCACGCAATGAAAATCTTTGAAGATGTCGTTAGCTGATTTACCCGTCGTCGAAAGGTGCAACGGCCCTGACCTAACGAGATTAGCTTTAGTCGTGCGTTGTCATCTACAACGAAGTAGCCTCAAAAAAATAACGGTTATAAAGCGAGCTATTTTCTGTCCTGAGGTGTATGGTTAGCAATCACTAACGAGGATAAAAACCATGTCGATGCTCAAAGACAAGATACGTACACTTAGACCTGTAAAAAGCACCTGTCCTCACTGCTCTCGCCAGTCAACACATAGCCTGTCGAGAATAAAAAACGATATAACATTGATCTGCCCATACTGCGGAAATATTTTCCTACCCTCAGAAAGTAAACCTATTAAGTAACTGATCTAATACTTTGCTGAAGCTGAAGTTCACTCTTAGGCTTCAGTAAACTAAAAGGCTTAGCAATCAGCGCCCGGACGTGCCATAGCCCGTATCCAGCAGACTGCAAAAATGACGGCTCACTCCTTTCAGGCGATTCATTCGCTCAAAATCACCAGGTGTTAACTTGCGATAGCACTTCACGGTGCTACCATCCTGGGTTCAGCAGCACTCTTTTCTTCGCCTTTTCAGTTTGTTGTGAACAATTGGCCAGCACCGATTTGTTGTGCACCAAAATATATCGCTTGTTCTGCTTATCCAGTACATCGATATCGTGGTCTGTCAGGTAGATGATCCGCACCCAGCTGCATGCGATATCAACCACTGACGGGGCGGGTAAGTTTTTGCTCAGCTCGCGCATAACATCGTCATTACCCATGGATTATTCTTATTTAACGTTAGTGGGAAAAAGGAATTACTCATTCTCCATAAAATATTCACTTTTATGTTTTGGAATCAAGGCTCTTTAGTTCAGGAGTTATTATGAAAAGAATTATGCTTGCTGTTTTTGTGCTCTGTGGTGCGCTGTCTCTTTCAGGATGTATTTTCCCTCCGGGAGGTCCAGGCGGTGGTCATGGTGGTGGGCCTGGTGGCGGATTCTCGCATGGGCCTGGTTTGCGTTAATACCAGCAGGCCCTTTACAGGGCCTATTCGTATCAGGTGGTATCATTCGATACCTCCTTTTCTGAACGAGAAACAACACTATCACAGGCGCCTGCTGTAATGGCTTAGCTGGATTGTTCAGCGCTGGTATCAAAGAGCGGCAACGATTCAGTTGCTTCCTGCACTGCTTTCATCGTCTTTGCTACTACCTCAGTCTCTGATGTGACACGGCTGTATTGCTGGATGAATAACTGGTACTTAAGCGGATCATCCTGAACAAATTCTACGGCGACTTTTGCTGCTGCCGTGTCGTAGTTCAGGGCTGAAAGCAGGTTCAGGCGAATCTGCTGAGCGTCGGTGACTTCTGCCATATAAAACCTCTGTAAATATCTTTTCGATGGATGGTGGGGCACTGAGAATTTTCTGAATAATTATCGCTTACGCTTGTCGGGATTCTGCTACTTTCTATACTCAAATCGATTTTGCTTCTCACGAAGCGAGGTCACTACCCGAACGGCTCAAGGATGAGCCATTACCGGAAGTCAGATTAATCGCATCACCGTGCGAAATTTGCATACAACACGGGTTAATGCCTGTACCATCAAGTTCATTAGCTGTTAATTCAGCGCCCCGCCGCATTCTTGGATTTCCCTCCTCGGGGTTTTTTATCAGATTTCAACTCGATTTTTCGGTTTAGCATTTTCGAAGCTCTTTGCTAAAAAGCTTCTGTAATGTAATGAAAAAGCCACCCGAAGGTGGCCTCTGCGATGGCAAAGAATGAAGTAGCTCTCGATGCTCACAATCACATGATTACTCAGCTATCGAGTTTAGCTTGGCGGAGCCTGTAGTTTGAAAAATATTGTTTTTATCAGGCCCTGACTCGGTTTATTGGTTTCGTAACGCCATTGTGACATTGCCGCAATGACTGCTGAGTCGAAGAGGTGCTGCGGTTCTGATCTGAGTATCCATATCTTAGATATCTTTCCATCAACTCCTACGTTGTATCTCACCCTGACATCTCCTTCAATCCTGTTAGCCAGTGCGTAATACGGGTATGCCGGAGTTGGTGAATATAGCAGTTTTGGATGCGAATTTTTAGCGGGGCTGGCACACCCCATAAGTATGCTACACAGAAGAATCGTACCCAGAAGTCCCTTTTTCATAATCACACCAGTATCGTGAATGATAATCAACATTATCAAGGTACAGCCTTCACCTCTAGATGAGAACACCTATTAATGGTAAACATCGAAGCCTTTATCCTCTGAAAAGCTCCTGAAAAACCCAGGACATCCACTGGAAATGATAATGTCCTTGTTAATCCGGGTCTTTAGCCTAAGCTTAAAGCAGGCGCTGTCCTGCCCATATTTGGTTGTCTTTCTGTTTCTACCCGTAGGCTCAAGGATGAGCCACACCTCTTATTTACACACCCAATCGACCCTCTTTTTGATCTGCAACCTGGCGGAGTGCTGAATCGAGTGAGTATGATTTGTTCATTGGCTGTCAATTCAGCACCCCGTTAAATTAAGGATTTCCTCCTCGGGGTTTTTTATTGAGCTGCTTGTCGGTACCTCGATTCAGCATTATCGAAGCCCCTTTGCTCAGGAGCTTCTGTAATGCCTTTTGCTTAATTATTTCTTAACACTGTCCGGCATTACCGCCCCCACAACGCCAGCCAGCGCCACACCGCCAGCGATGACAGTTTCCTGAATGCCCGGCGGCATCTGATAACCAAATATGCCAGCAACAACAAGAATGATGCCGCGCCAGGTGGACGGCTCTTTCAGTCGATTAATGAGATAGTTCATAGTTCCACTCTTTCCTTTATCCAGCCATAGAGAAAATCTTCATTTGCCGCCCTGGCTTCAGCAAGCTCAAGATAGCGGGCACCCTGACTACAATTCAGCCCCTTCAGCAGCGTGTTTTCACCATCTTTGCCACGAACGGCGAGATAACTTTTCAGGGCAGCGATGGTGATGTTGCCGATCGCGCCGTCCGTCTTCAGATCCGGATATAGCTTGCCCTGCATATTCAGCGCCGATAACCAGCGCTGCAGGAATGTACTGGCGACACGCGGCCCCATGTTCACGCCGGTATCACATAACTCCTGCGCAATGGCTGGCGACAACTCAGCTACTCGGTCAAACTTCGGTTCGGTCCAGTATTGCGACAGGTAAATGGCTTTGGCTGTGTCCCGTGGTAACGCCTTCATATCGCCGCTATAGCCATATGCGCGGGCGGTGGTCTGCGTGATGCCCCAGCGCGTAGGACCGCCTTTGTCATTCGGGTTATTTACGTAACCCCCTTCTTTACCGAGAATGCCCTCGATAATCTGATCAACTGTCATGGTGCCTTAACTCCGGTGATGCGCTCCCAGAAATAGGTCAAAGCGACAGAACCCATTGCCCCGCTTATTCCGGAAGTGGCCAGTATCATGTAAATGCTCAGTCCGCTTTCAATGCTCACCAGGCCAGCAATAACGCCGGTAAACCCTGAAACCACCATTTGGGCAAGAGCATTGATCAAGCTCCATGTTGCCTTGCTCTGCTTCACATCTATCAGGTAGCGGACAAGTCCACCCCAGCAAGCAATGATCAGCAGAACCAGCCAGGACATCCCGGCAATGCTCTCTTTGTCTTGCATACGTTTAGCCATAGTTACCGCCTCCGATGAAATATCGGGAAGCTGTGTTTGAAAAGGGCCAGGTCTGTCGGGCTGAATTTAACAACGAAGTGTTTCGATGATGATTCCCGTGAGCCTGAATAGAAAAGCCGCACAAGCGTGGTGCTCTGGAGGGGGTGATTTTATTTACAGTTCAGTATAGAGCTGTAAACATTCATGAACTGGGGATAGCCTGAGACAACCCCTGAATTCTAAATAAAGAAAGGTTCCTTCTTACAACCTACTTCCCGAAAGTAGGTTTTTTTTGCCTGAATATAATTCCCGAATTAGTTCTTCAGGCTTGCAGGATGGTAAGTAGCTTTTTATGGTTCAGGCAGAAAAAGACGAGTTGCAGGTCTACTTCCCTGCCGTCACCGTTGGCATTGTTTAAAGTCCTACACGTCCGGACTGATGCTCAGGTAGATTCGAATCTACACCTGCTGTTTGTGGTGCCGGGTGCCTCCCGGTGAGCATGCCCCAACAGACATCACTCGCGGGGTATTCACAGGGCTTTCGCTCTATTAGTTGGACGCCCCTCCGCACAGGGGGATTCACCACACTGATACTTTAATTCACATGCATTAATGTCGTCAATCCATTGTTTTTTTGTGAATTTTTGTTGATACAGATAGATAACTCTCGCAATCGTAAGTACCCAGTTGACTGGTACCAGAGACGGCAAAAAAAGCCTGCTTAAATAGCAGGCTAACAGGTAGGTATCATGCAGGTCCAAACTGAAGCTTCATTACCCTGTTAGTTCGAGCTACCGATTTCTCAGGAAAGAAGTTTTATCTTTGTTTGCACAATTTAACTTTAGTCTAAATAAAAAAAAGGTGACAAAGTTAGGAATTTTCAACGTGTATTCATGACATGAGCAGAACAAATAGAAACGTATAAATATTGAGCAAATCAAGATTCTTTTGTCTTAAGATGATTTGTTCAAGGTTGGAACGGAAAGGTAACGCGAATTTCCGGTTTTAAAATACAAAACCCGCACTTTCAGCGGGTTTTATTACTTGTTGTTTTGTTTATCTGAACGGTGAATTCATAGAAACCTCTGCATCAGGTTCACGCGTAATCCTGTTTCGAAGATCCCTTCGGATTATCTCAATAGACCAAAACCATACTAAATGACCAAATATCTCTGAAACGTTTTCGTACCAAGGAAGATCAAGAAGTGGTGGTGTTAATCCCATTAGCGGGAATGAAATCATATGGACAAACAGCTGTGCAAGTGCACCAGCCAGCAGCCCCTGCCATAACTTAATCTTAGGAAACACTTCTGCAACAAGACAATATCCTACAGCGAAAACGATGGAGAAGATGATATGTGTCACACCAACCCAGTTAAACGCATGCTCAGCAAAGGTGTAAACAGCCGCATTAGGGTCAACCACTCCCAGCCAATCGCGTAAAAAAATGTATGGTGGGTTAAGGAAGTTCCTGGAGCAATCTATTTGATCAGCTGCTCGGATTAGTGACTCGGGCCCACACGCACTGGTAAACATGTCGACAGGACTTCGTGGTGGAAGGGGAACTTCAGCACCCCATTTTACAAATGCCGAAACCACACCCGAAATTAGTCCTACAAACAAAGCAACGCCATAACGCCGTCTGCGAGGTTCCGTTTGTACAAAAAAGTCTTTTAACGCCATAAAACCACCACTTAAAGGAAAATTTACAGTTCCTTAATATTCCTTAAGTTGGATGCGTATCATTTTGATTTAGATCACGGTTTGCATTCTACTCACACCAAATTTATTTTCTTACTTAAACCGTAAAAGACTTGTACTGATTAATTTGTGCATATTCGTCACTGAGAACTTGAAATAGTGGTGCAGCACGTCTCTTCCCAAAAACCCTGTCCAGAATGCAGATACGAAAAAGCCGCAGCGAGTGTTGAAGCTACAAATATAAAAGCGACTTTAAGTGGACCCAAAGACTGTTGCAGGTCTTCTTCCCTGCTGTCACCGATAGCGTTGTTTAGAGTCCTGCATGTGCGGACTATTGCGACGGTAGATTTAAACTTACACCTGCTGTGCGTGGTGCCGGGTGCGTCCCGGTGAGCCTTTGGTCGACCATCCATGACTCGCGATATTGTTCACTGACTCATAACATTGATTTACTCGGCCACTTCGCCCCGCCGCACAGGGGGATTCACCACGCCGGAAATTTAACATATGACTATTTTAGTCTCAATGCCATACGACGATATGACAGGGGTAGTGATGCAATGCTTCTCGCTAATCACCCTGTCGGATTGCAGAATGCAAAAAGCCCCGCACGATGGCGAGGCTCTTAATTTGGTCGACAATCGAAGCTATGGCGACGATATCAGATTTACTTGAAATATATGCCTTTCAGTTCGTTTTTGCAAGACTTACATCTAAATTTGTCGCCTTTTGTTGTGAACGTGATCGCGTTACCGATATGAGAGCATCGCTGTCAAGTTTAACAAAGTTACTGTGCATCGCCAGCCAATGAGGGAGGTAGGTTTCTGTCCACGTGGACTTTGCAACACCAACCAGCTCCGCCAGCGACTGGTATTCATACGTCGCCTTCCCTGCCAGTTCTGCTTTGACGTCCTGCGCAGCCAGCCAGATAAGCTGCCGCAGACGATCGACAGTTTTCTTTGCAATGCGCACACCGGCCAGTGTCTCGCTAAATTGCTCCCACGCCCACCGGGTTATCGTCTCCTGATGCTCCCAGCGGATATTGTCGCTATAGTTCCAGAGCAGCCAGGATTTTTGATGCTCATCCAGAGAAAGCAGTGCCCGGCGCCAGCTGGCTGTCGAATACTCAACTGGCAGAACGAGGGCGATTGCGGAGCCTTTCGCGCGGGACTGGCTGCCGGCCATCGGCGGGCAGTCCGGGTTCACCATGCGCTGCTTATCCTTGTCGAATACCTTTTTCCTTCCCCGGCTGCGCGTCGTAGCGGTGAACTGCGCGTTTTCGGCGAAAGCTACAAGTTGCCCTTTCGTCGCGCCGCTCAGATCGGCGGTGGCCACTATCAGCTGCTGGCGAACAAATTCTAAATATTGCGCTGTCATGCTGTT